GTGTGAGTACTGAGCTGTGCTGGAAAAAGAAAGATTGGAATAAAGCACTAGCCGACGCTGTAGTAGTAGGCGGCTTTGACATTGGCAAGAAACGCCACCCAAGCCACCTCGCGCTATTCATCAAAAAGTACAGCGAGACAGAAGACGGTGACGAGATAATAAGCTATCGCCAAATATACTCATTCTGGATGGATGGCTGGCAATATGAGAAGCAGTACAAAGAGCTAAACCAGATATGCGAACTATTCAACGTCTCTAAACTGTACTATGATAATACTAGGGCTGAATTTGAGGGATTTGCTGAGCAGGGATTACTAAACCCTGTTATGGAGCCGGTAACATTAAACGCCAAAAACCAAACCAAGATGGCCGCTAACCTAGACATGCTCATAACCAACAACCGTATCAACCTGATCAATGAGCAAAGGCAGACGAGCCAACTCCTCATGGTAGACAACGCATTGCAAGCGCTAGAGTCTCCAGAGGGACATGGTGACTCATTCTGGAGTATCTGTATGGGTATATCTAATGAGGATGAGGGCGATATTTGGATTCGCTATTAACAATAATAGGATGATAAGCTAATGACCAATAACAAAGGATTATTGCAGAGGGTGTACGACGCAGTACTAAACCGGCAAGAGAAGCCGGCGGAATCACGCGCCAACTACCTGAGCGATGACGGCGGAGTATATACGTACAACGCTGGTATGCCATCATTCCAAGGTGGCAAAATAAAAGAGTACAAAGACAAAGCAAGCCAAGTCACAGCCAACAAAGGCTGGGTTTTTGCTGCTAACGACTTTATTGCTGAAGCCTTCAGTGGTGTTGAGTTTCAGCTCGTGAAGACAGATAGGAACGGCAACCGTAACACAATTACCGAGCACCCTATCCTCTCTTTGCTACAAAGCCCAACAGACAGCCAGCATGGTATGCAGATGCTATACCTACACGCTAGCTATTTGAACATCAACGGTGAGAGCTACATTGTGCCTACGGGCGAAAACACAGAGATGCGAGGCCTACCAGCAGCGCTTACTGTGTTACCTGCTCATCTCGTAGAGTACAAGATAAACAAAGACACTGGCGATGAAATTATGCGCTATGGTGACTACTACTGGATGAACACAGACAAAGAGCGCCAGTTTTATCGTGACTACCGGCCCAACCCGGCTAGCCCGCGCAATGGTATGTCGGTTATTCAAGCCGCAGCTGGCGCAGTAGACACTGACGATAAGGCCGTAGACTACAACCAGCGCTTTTTTGCTAACAGCGCACGGCCAAGTATGATCATCGAGTCTGAGAAGCAGATGACAGACGTAGCATTTAGGCGGCTAAAACAGCAACTTATCGAGTTTTACAGTGGTGGGCAAAACGCTTATGTACCAATGATCCTTGGTGGAGGCGCATCTGCTAAGCAATTCGTTTTGACCCAACGCGATATGGATTTTCTAGAAGGCCGCAAATTGAGCCGTGACGAGATTCTGGCGATGTTTCGTGTGTCTCCAGCGCTGCTTGGTATGATTACATCGGCTAACAGGGCCAACATGGAAGCTGCCGAGTATCACTTTGCCAAGTATACATTGCTGCCACGTGTCCGTGCTTTTTGTAACTTTATCAATAAGTACGTGATTGATCCGTTCGATCCATCGCTAGAACTTACCTTTGTAGACTTTATACCGAGCGACTCTAGCGTAGAAGCGAGCGCCAACACAGCTGCTATCAATAACTGGATGACGGTTAACGAAGTGCGCAAGACGTTAGACCTGCCGCCTATTGAAGGTGGTGACGTGCTGTATCGTCCATCTGGCCGTGTAGAGATTGGTAAGAGCGAAGAGAGCGAGCCAGCGCCAAAGACTGAAGACAAAGAGCCTGAAGCGGCTGACAGTGACGACGACAAAGAGCAGGGCAACAAAGAGCAAGACGACAAGAAACTGGCAGACGAGGCCAAGAAACGTGCCCGCCGAGAGCTAGCCGTTATGCTTAAGCGCGCAGCTAATCAAAAAAAAAAGAGGGTAGAGAAGCGAGCCGCTGATAGATTCCAGCAAGGCGAAAAGCGGGTGGCTGACATGCAGCCACGGCTAGATAAGTACGAGGCCAGTTTTAGGAAGGCCGCCCGCAAGCACTTTGAGGCGCAGCGCAAGGCTGTGATTGAAGAATTAAACGAAGTAGAAGACGGCAACCGTAGCTTGGCAAAGCGTGACATTGATCCTATCTACAAGCAGCTATCACTCATTATGAGCGACGACCAGTGGGACATTAGCTTGCAAGACGCACTTATGCCGCTATACACCACGCTCATGAAAGAGCAGATCAAGGACGCCTGGGCGCAGCTACCTAACTTTAAGCCGCCTAAAGATGTGCCAGCTGTTTCTGAGTTTGTGAAGCAGCGCGCACGCAAGATCGCAGTGGACATTAACGACGAGAGCCAGAAGCAGATACTGCTGACATTGGCCGAGGGCATCGATAAAGGTGAGAGCCGCAATGAGCTACGAGCCCGTGTCGAGAATATCTTTGGCGATATGAGCAGTAAGCGGGCAGACCGCATTGCACGCACAGAGAGCGTACGAGCAGCCAGCCAGGCAGATATATACGGCTGGGATGATTCAGACATTGTGACCGGCAAAGAGTGGCACACCAAGCTAGGTGACGCCTGCCCGTTCTGCCAAAGCCTTAATGGCAAGATTGTAGAGCTAAACAAACCATTTGTGGAGCTTGGCGACAGGCTGGAGGTGACGACCACCAGCAAAGCGGGTAATCCTGTAACACACACGCTGAAGGTAGACTACGAGCCTATGGTAGGCCCACCAAGCCACCCTAACTGTCGTTGTGTACTCTTGCCAGTAATAGTTGACCAGTAATAGAATAAAGCTAGGAGATAAACCATGAACATTATTTTACGTAACAGCGTACCCCAATCAGTAGATGAAGATAACCACACCGTGCGTATCCGGTTTACTGATGAGTCTGTAGACAGCTACGGTACTAGCCTGAAGTTTGACGGCTGGGACTTTAAGCGCTACATGGACAACCCAACCGTGCAGCTGGATCACTACAGCGACGCAGCAAGCAATATCGGCCGTGTCCTGGAGATTATTCCAGTGCCCGACGAGCGAGCGCACGATGCTATTGTGCAGTTCGACGTAGACGACATGAGCGAGTACGGCGGCAACTGGGCGTGGGGTAAAGTGTCGCGTGGATTCCTACGTACCTGGAGTGTCGGGTTTGAAAACCTGGTAAACGAAGGGCTGGAGTATCTCCAAAACCAACTCTTTGAGATTAGCTTGGTTGGTATTCCCTCTAATACAGGGGCTACCACTCGTGCATTAAATGATGGTAGTATATCTGAAGAGGAGGCAAGGGGCTTGATGAAACGCTACTTTAGCGAAGCACGCAAGCTTGAGGCAGCCCTCGACAATACAACAGCTAAACCAAAAGGGGCACGTATGAACAAAGAGGAACTACAAGCGGTAATAGCAGAAGCTATGAAACCATTACAAGAGCAGCTAGCAGCTCTCCAAGAAAAGCTAGCCACCGAAGTTGCACCAAAAGCAGAAGCCAAAACCGAAGAGGATACGCCAGCTGAAGCTGAGCCGAAAACCCCGGCAGAAGCTACCGAAGATAAAGCGGCCAATGAGGACGCCAGCACACAGGTAGACGAAGCCGAGACGATCAGCGACGAAGAGGCCGAGCGCATCATTGCAGAGTTTGAAAAGGAATTGGCCGAAGATGATGGTGATGAGTCATTAGGTTATTAAAGTAACGATAACAAAGGAATAAAAGTAAATATGCCTTACACAAAGGAACAATTGGCGGAAGAGATTGAAAAGCGCCAAGCAGAGGCTCGCAAGCAGGCTGAGGCACGTGCTGCCCGACACGCCAAGATGACCGAGCACAACAAAGAAATGAGCGAGAGCGACCGAGGCCGCGCACAGACCCGTGCATGGTTTAACGCTGTTCGTACTGGTAACACGCAGGAACTACGCCGCATCGACAGCGAAGTTGCTCGCGAGTACGCCGACATTGACGTTGAGGTTCGCCGCATGGGTTACCGTGCAGACAGCCAGAACGTCACCACACAGGCTGACGGTGGCTACCTCGTGCCTACTGTCATTGAGAAGGCTATCGTCGAGAAGATGGTGGACGTTGCGCCTATTCGGCAGTTCGCTACCGTTATTAGCAACGCACCAGCTAACCTCCGTGTGCCTGGCCAAGTTAGCCGGCCACAAGTGGCCTGGACAGCTGAAGAGGCCAACTACAATAAGACAAAAGCAACCTTCTCTGGGTTCGACATTGTCGCTAAAAAGCTTACCGGTATTGTGCCTCTTACTGAAGAGTTTCAGCAGGACGCAGCCGCGTTTAGCGTTGTTGAACAGCTTTTGACCAAGCAACTCGCTGAAGAGATTGCCTACCAGGAAAACATTGCTTTCTTGGCTGGTGACGGCACGAGCAAGCCACGTGGTATCCGTACCCGCAAGAGCGCTTTGCCAGCAGGTCAAAAGATCAACTTTGGTGCTAACGTTGCAGCGCTTAACTACGACGCTGTGAAGAAAGCTTACCGCGCTATGCCTATCGGCTACCGCCGCAACGCTTTCTGGGTTGGTAACACTAACTTGGTTACGCAGCTTGACACTGTCAAGGACACTACGGGCCGTTACATCTACACCCAAGACGTTCGCGATGGCCTGCCTTACGACAAGCTGCTTGGCCTTCCGTTCGTAGAGGTTGACGCAACTGCTATGAACTTTGACGAGCTGTGGCTTGTGAACAAAAACTGTTTCTGGATCACTGACGTTGCTGGCGTTCGCATTGACTTTGGTTATGCTAACGGTGACTTTGAAAGTGGCCGCAACAGCCTCCGTGTGATGAAGCGAACAGGTGCAAGCCCGCTGATCACTGACGGGTTCGTCATGGCTAGCGTGAATGGTGCTTAATTAAAAGAAAGGACACACTAAATGGCACACATCGTATTTACTGAATGTTTGGACGTTTACGTACCAGGTGACCACCTGTACCACGTAACCCAAAAAAAGCTCGACTACCTGGACATGCTGACAAAGGTTTACTTTGACGGCGAGCCACGGTATAAGATCGTTGAGACACACGAGCAAGAGGAAGCCCGAGAGCAGGCTGCTCGCATTGCTGAGCACAAAGCCGAGTGGCAAGCTGAAAAGGACGCGCTGATTGCCCGCTACAAGGCAGGCGACCAGTACGCCGCTCGTGAGTGGGAATTGTCCGTGTTCGAGGATGAACCAGAGTTTCCATACGAGAAGGTACTTACCGAGATGGAAGCAGAAGAGAAGGCAAAGGCTGAAGCCGAAGCCGCTGGTAAAGACGAGCAGCCACCTGCTGAGGGTGCTGGCAAGGACAAGAAATAGCCAACAGGCTGTGACTTGCGAAGGGGATGGCCTGGAGGCTGTCCCCTTTTCTGTTTATAGGAGATAATAAAGCTATGGCAATAGTTACATTAGACGAAATAAAGAAACAGCTGGGTATCACCGGCAACGACAAGGACGCTGAGCTACAGCTGTACATCGACATGCTGCCACAGTGGTTGTATGACATTACAGGTGTGTGGTTCGGCTCATTGAAAACAGAAACAGAAATACAGGACTACAGGCCTGTGGTATTCCTGGACAACGTGTACATTAAAGAGGTGTCGAAGATCAAGCAAGGTAGGATTACCGACGAGACCACAGACGCTGATTTAACTGACGTGCACGGCTACAGTATAGACAGTAAGACCGGCCGTGTCACACTGTCTACAGCGGGCTACAAAGACCAATACGAGCGCACAGACTACGACCAACTCCATATTACTTACACGTATGGCCTCGTAGACGTGCCAGCGGCCGTTAAGATGGCCGCTATCCTTATGGTACGTGGCATGATGCAAGAGATTAGCAGCGGCGGCACTACAGTCACATCTGAGCGTGTGGGTAACTACCAGAAGACCTACAGCGTATCAAAGAAAGAGCAAACGCTATTAGCGCCGTTTGTGAGGTTCTTGGTATGATTAGCGCTAACATGCTACGTCATACCGTGACCGTTAAGCGCCTTATGAAGACGCAGGGGATGGTGCAGAAGACGCAGGCCGTTATGAGCGGCGTGCCGTGCACCATCCTGCCTATGAGCCGTGAGAACAGCGTGGCGTACAACATCAGTGCCTACAAAGCATTTGATATGTACGCCAACACTGACCAGATCAAGGTAAACGACACTGTGACTGATCAGTCTGGGCGCAACTACGCCGTCAAAGCGCTTAACCCGTATGAAAACTTTGACAATGTGACTCACTCACATTATGTGCTGGAGCTTGCCGCGTAATGTCTACCTACATCAAGGTTGATACTGGTAACGTACCACATCTGGGCCGTAGGTGGCGCGGAGAGGCCTCTGGAGCTGTCCAGCGCATCTTGGCTAATGGTTCGGTAATAGTGCAGCGATCCATGCGTAAAAACGCCCCTGTGGGTGTTACACAGCGTCTGGCTGGCAATATCCAGCGTACGGTTGGCAATGGCGAGGCAAAGATTACGCCATTGAGTAAGTACGCACCGGTTATCGAGAAGGGCCGCAAGCCAGGTAGCCGTATACCACCGTGGAAAAACGAAGACTTTCAACGGTGGGTGCGTGCTAAGCTTGGTAACGTGTCACCATTCGTTGTCGCCCGCTCGATTGCTCGCAAAGGTACGCAGCCGCAGCCTTTTATTGAGAAGACATACAAAGAGACCGAGCCACAGATACAAGAGTACGCAGCACGGGCTATAGCAAACGTAATAAGTAAGTTGGAGGCGTAACATGCAAAATAAGATCAGCAACAAACTAGTAGAGGTAGTAAAGGCTATCCGCGACGAAGACGGCAACCCTGTATTTGCAGAGGTTGTGGACTACGACGACGGAGTGAATAAGTACCAGGGCTACCCTGCTGTGATGATCGTGCCAGATGACGCACCAGCCGAGCTTGGGCAAAACACTGAAGTACACCGGCGTGAGGGCTTTAATGTCATTGCTATCATTCCTATGAACGATGACGAGAGCCAGCGCGCAGAGGACTTTAAGAACATGCGCACACTGTCTGGCCTTATTCGTGACGCAATAGACGACACGGTAGACCTAGACGGGCTACGACACCGCGGCAAAGACCGTGTGCTAGGCGTTGTGCCAACGTCTGCCGGCTGGAGCGTGGCAACTGAGCCAGTGATGGCTTTGGTGGCTACTATCAATGTTATAGTGCGTTATGACCACTACACAGGCAACTAGCAAATCGCTTATAATCAAGTAGGAGTATGAACATGAACGATAACCAATTAGTAAAACGTATCTACTTTAACCCCGAGACTGGCACGACTGTAGAGGCTACGTCGGCACAGGAGGCGGCTTTAAGGTTTGATAATATGATCAAAGAAACGTTTGAAGAGGCTGAGCCTGTCGAGGTTGAGCCTGATACAGACGATAAAAGTAACACGGAGGCCAAATAATGGCAAACATCGACTTTATCGGCCGACGCATTAGCTATGGTATCGCCAAAGAGACCACGCGGGGCACAGCTGCTGCTACTGCTGCTCACTGGATACCACACTTGAGCGCCGACCTACAAGACAAGCACGAGAGTGCACTAAACAACAGCGCCATGGGCGTTATTGACCTTAACAACGACGCCATCGTCACCCAAATCTGGAGCGAGGGCAAGATTGAGGGCAAGATTCAGGTAGAAAGCTTTGGCTTGATCCTGCTTGCAGCCCTTGGGCAAGTTACGAGCGCTGCCGGCGCAAAGGCTGGTACGTTTAAGCACAACTTTACCCGCCTTAATAGCAACCTGTCGCCAAGCTTGACTATCTTTGAAAAGTCACCAGCTGCCGACCTTAAGTACGAGCTGTCGTGCCTTAAGAGCCTTGAGATTGACATTGTCACTGGTGAGTACGTAAAGTACACTGCTGACTTTATCGGCCGTCGTGGTGTACCTGCTACCAGCACTGTCACATTTGTGGAGTCTGAGGCTGAGTTTACTAGTAAGTACTGCCAGCTGAAGATGGCCGCTAACAAAGCCGACCTTGCAGCCGCACCACGTGTATCTATTAAGAGCGCGAAGGTGAAGATTGAGCGCAACACTGAGGCCTACTACGAGGCTGGTAGTGTCACGCCTGCTGAGATTCACAACAAAGCCTTTGATGTAAGCTTTGAGTGTGAGCGCCGTTACAGTGACAACACGCTTAAGGATGCATCGCTGAAGAACACCAAGTACGCACTCGAGCTTTCAATGGTGAACACCGACGACAAGATCGGTACAGCCAAGGACGAAAACCCCTCGCTTAAGTTTACCTTGCCGGCCGTCGTTATCTCTGAGTGGGAGCGCGACCAAGGGCTTGATGACGTTGTTATGGAGAAGTTTACTGTGCAGGGCCTCTTCTCTGCTGCTAACGGCACGCAGATTGAGGCAGAGCTGGTGAACAGCACCGCAAGTTACTAATAAATCAAATAGGAAAGGACACCAACCAATATGGGCCGTTTATCACAACAATTTGCAACCAAAGTAAGTCTAGCCATGCTAGCCGAGAAGTACGGCAAGCTATGGAAGGACGCTTACGTAGAGATTGCGCCACTAACCATGAAGCAGCTGCCAGAGCTACGTAACTTCCAGGGCGAAGCTAGCGCAGACGGCGAGCTAACCGACGACCAGACAGCACAGTTGCTGCCTATGGTTAAAAAGGGTTTTGTAGGTGGCAAGATCGTCTTTAACGGTGAGCTAGTAGACGCAGAAGCTGACGACCTGGACGATTTGCCAGTGTCCGCAGCCTCACAAGTGATTGTTGCGGCGGTTGGTGCTACTGACCCAAAATAGTTAGCGACTTGGAGCGCGTCATTTACTACGATAGGCCGGCGAAGGAAGCAGCCACATTGGACTTGCTAACTCGCCGGCGTTATCGTAAAGAGTTTGGGCTAACAGCCCAAGAGATGGACGACGAGCCAGTCGCAGAGGTGAACTACATGATGAAAATATTCTATCTTGAAGACAAGCGGAGCGAGTACGAGAATAAAAAGGCAATGCGCCAGAATAGCGTAAACAACCATGGCTAATACTATACAGATCATTATCAAGGCACGAGACCAAGCCACCCAAGAGATGGACAGGGTTAGTGCCGCCTCTGGGAAGCTTAAAAAGCACCTAGAGCCAGTCGGTTCAGCCATGAAGCTTGTGGGCGCTGGTGCATTAGCTGCCGGTGTAGCCTCCGTGAAGATGGCCGGCGACTACGAGCAAGGCTTGAACATATTTAAATCAGTGTCTGGTGCTACGGCGCAGCAGATGGCTATGGTAGCCGCTAAAGCGCGTGAGCTAGGCCAAGACGCATCTTTGCCTGGTGTGAGTGCTAGAGACGCCGCAAACGCCATGACAGAGCTATCAAAGGCCGGTTTGTCGGTTAATGATACGCTAGCCGCATCAAAGGGCGTTATGTCGCTCGCTAAAGCAGGCCAGATTGATGTAGCAGACGCTGCTACTATCGCAGCCCAAGCATTGAACGCTTTCAAACTGAAAGGAAGCGACGCCGGCAAGGTTGCTGACGTGCTTGCTAACGGTGCTAATGCCTCCGCTACAGATATTCGTGGCCTCTCTCTAGGTCTCCAGCAGTCCGCTGCTGTTGCTAGCCAGTTTGGCGTGTCATTAGAGGATACAGTAACCACTCTTGGTTTGTTCGCTAACCGTGGTATGCAAGGTTCTGACGCTGGTACATCACTTAAAACGATGCTCATTAGCTTGGCTAACCCAAGTAAAAAGGCTGCCAACCTCATGCATCAGTTGGGTATTAACGCTTACGATGCTAGCGGTAAGTTCGTTGGTATGCGACAGCTAGCCCAGAACCTCCAGAACGGGCTTAAAGGCCTATCTGAAGAGCAGAAGCAGCAAGCACTGGCCACCATCTTTGGCACTGACGCCTTCCGTGCGGCTGCCTTCCTGGCTGATTCTGCTGGTAAGTCATACGACGACATGTCAAAGGCTGTGGGCCGTTCTGGCGCTGCTATGGACTTGGCGAAGGCACAGAATAGCGGCTTTAACGGCGCGCTAGACAACCTAAAGAGCACAATAGAGACTGTAGCTACTGATTTTGGGCAGAAGCTATTGCCTGAGCTTACAAAGATAATCAAGCAGCTTGCTGACTCTGGTGCTATTGAAGCGTTTGGCAACATCCTCACCGCATTGTTACCAGTACTCAAGATGGTTGCGGCTGGCTTTATAGGGCTTAAAGCGGCCGGGGTTATAAACTGGTTTATACAGCTTGGCAAGAGCGTAAAGGAGACTGGCAGTGTGATCACGGCATTGAGCACCGCATTGCGTACCAACCCACTCGGTTTGATCATAACAGTGATAGCAGCGTTGATTCCGTTCTTGATTGACCTTGAAAATCGCTTTCACATCTTTAGCAACGCCGTTGAGTGGATTAAGACCGCCTGGAATGGTATGGTTGAGTGGTTTACTGGTATCTTTACTGGTATTGGCCAGGCATTGAGCAATGTATGGCAGGCTATCACCACAGCATTTAACAATGTGACTGCTTTCTTACAGCAATGGGGCCCGACCATCCTGGCTATCATGTTCTGGCCATTCTCACTGCTTATCGGGCTTGTGATCACGTTTAAAGACCAGATTATGGCTGTGTTAAACGCTTTATGGGGTGGCATCTCTGCTGGTTTTCAAGCTGTGACTAGCTTTATACAAACCGTATTCCAAGTCGCATCATCAGTAGTTATGGCTGTGTGGTCACCTATCGCTGGCTTTTTCGGCGGCGTCTGGGCACAAATCCGGGGCATCTTCTCTGGTGTCGGTAATTTCTTTGGCGCTGTGTTCGGCTGGGCAGCTAATGCGGCATCTGGTGCGTTAAACAGCATCATCGGCGTAGCTAGCGGCGTGTACAACGCTATTGCGAGCTTTTTCCGCCCAATCGGTACTGTAGCTGGTAACATGATCGGCGGTACTATCCGTGGCGTCGTCAACGGCATTATCGGCATGGTGCAAAATGGCCTTAACAGCTTTATCAGTATGATCAACGGTGCGGCCGGCATTATCAACAAAATACCTGGCGTGCATATTCCTGGTATTCCACACGTTGGCTTGCCTCGCCTTGCTTTCGGTGCAAAGAACTACGCCGGTGGTGTCACACTGGTTGGTGAGCGTGGCCCTGAGCTGGTAAACCTGCCAAAGGGCGCTGACGTGTATACTGCTACACAGACCGCGAACGCTTTCCGGAATAGCCGAGGCGGTGGCGGCGGTGTTACAATACAACACATGGAAGTACACAACGACGTTGATGCGCACAATGTAATCGAGCAAATCGGCTGGAGGTTAGCAAGAGGATGATCATCAAACTAAACAACTTTGTAATAAACGACCGGGAGAGTAGATTTTACCTAGACACAGTAAAGGGTTTTGCCATTCCCGAGATTCGCACGAGTAGCGCCGTCTTGACTGAGAGAGACGGCGGCTACGTCGCCTCACAGTTCTACGGTATGCGCAAAGTGTCTATAC